TTTCGGTGAAGGAGTACCTCACCACTTTCGTCAATGAGAACCCGGAGTTTCTGCCGGCGCGAATTCCGGGTGGGACGGGGATGACGGCCACCCACAAAGCCCCTGGTGGAGGCAGAGAAACTGTGACCCTCGAACAGATCCGGCCGGGCATGAGCGCGGAGGAGATGGAGCGGGTACGAGAGGAAATCGTACGCGTGGCATCGCAGACCCTTCGGGGGCTGTAGAGAAGTTCCGGCTAGACGAGCGGGAGCGAGTCGCAGCAGCCGGCAAGAAGAAAGGAACAAGGAGAAGAAATGGCAGCAATTACTTCAGCGAATGTCGCCAACGCGATTGTGAAGCTGGTGGCGGCGGATGCATTGCCGGTGCTGGTTGGGAACCTCATTATGGGGAACCTGGTGAATCGCGATTATGAGCCAGCTCTGGCACATGCCGGCGACACAATTAACGTGCCGATCCCCCCTGTGATGCAGGCAAACAACATCCTCGAGGGCGGAACGGTGCAAACGCAGAATCCGAATCTGGGAAATGCGCAGATCGTGCTGAACACGCACGCGGAAGCGACTTTCCAGATTCCGGACGTAACCAAAGTGCTGGCGGTGCCGGATCTGTTGAAGATCTACATGCAGCCGGCGGTGGCGGCGATCGCACAGAAAGTAGAGAACGATCTGCTGAACTTGTACGCAGGGTTCACGGCTAACGCTCCGGTGGGCACGCCAGGAACGGCGATCACAGAGAGCGTGATCGACGCGGCAGAAACGGCGTTGTTCCTGGCAAAGGTGCCGCCGGCTTCGGAAAAGTACATGGTTGTGGACGCGGCCACTTATTCGGCATGGCGGCAGATTCCGCGCTTCAGCGAGTTTCAGACTGCCGGCGATGCCGGGTTGAAGGCGCTGATCGACGGGACGGTGGGAAAGATCAAGGACTTCTTCGTGTTCCGGTCGCAGTTTGTGCAGTACACCGGAAGCAGCCCGGTGACGACACATAATCTGGCATTTACACGGGATGCCCTGGGACTCGTGATCCGCCGGCTGCCGCAACCGCTGCCGGGCACCGGCGCCATCGCGGAGTACGCCGAGTTGGGCAACTTCGGAATGCGCGTGGTGATGAGCTACCAGCCGGATACGCTGGCGCAGCAGTTCACCGTGGACATTCTGTACGGCTGCGGCATATTGCGGAATTCGTCGGGCGTGCAGGTGAATACGTAAAAGGTCGAGGAAGTTGCGGAATTGCGGACCGGTCCCTTGCGGTCGCGGCTCAGTAACCATGGGTCGCGGTTCGGTAAGTGATTGCGCAACTTCCTCCTCGTAAAGAACGCCGGACCGCTCCCTTGCGGTCGCGGCTCATTATTTAGAGGAGAATCGAATGGATGTGAAGACGTATTACCAAAGGATCCGGACCACGGAAGCGACGATAACCACTCCGTTCGCGGTGGTGAGCAGCCTGCCGACGGACGATGGCGGC